CTCCTGTTATCGAAGAGCAAGTAAACAACCTATTAAAAATTATTGCTGATTTAAAATCCCAAATGGAGGATATGTTAGCAGAAGAAACAACAACTGAAGAGGCTTTAAAATCTGAAGTTAAAATGAGTATTGCTGAAAAGTTCAGCGCATTTAATAAATTAAGTAACAACTAAAAATAAATAAATAAAAAATGAGAACACTAAAATTTGATTTTTCGGATAGTGGACTTAACATAGATGCTAATGCATTGTTGTGTCCTAATCCAAACGAGTTCTATTCAAGAGCTTATTTAACTGCTGACGTAGCGGATACTTACCGAGCTTTGCCTGGTATTAAAAGCCGTACAAAATTGGCTAATGTAACTTTTGGTTCAATTTTACAAGCTTCAACTTGTAACTTTAGTGCCCCAACTGATACGCTTGATGCTATCGATATTGATGTTTGTGCATTTAGTGCAATGGCTCAAATTTGTCAGTTTGACTTGGAGCAATCTTTTGTTGCTTTGCAAATGTCGCAAGGTTCTAACGGTGACTTTACCGTAGCTTCTTTTATGAATTACTATTGGGACACAATGGCTAAGCAAATCGAAGAGGATATCGAGCTTATCCGTTGGCAAGGTAACACAGGAAGCGAAAATCCGCTTTTGGCTTTGTGTGATGGTCACTTAATAAAACTTTGTGCTGATGGTGGTCATTTAGCTTATACTAATGGTGGTGCTGTTGATACTTCAAACGTGCTTACAGTTCTTGAAAACGTAGTTAATGGACTTCCTGCTTCTGTTAGATTCAAAAAAGCTGATTTAAGAATTCGTGTTTCTTCAAATGTTGCTGCTGCTTACGAATTAAAAGCTGCTATAGGTAACACATTGACTTATGTAACTTTGCCTTTAGGATTGACTTTCTTAGGAATTAAAGTTATTGTTTGTGAGGGTATGCCAGATAATACAATCGTAGCTTCTTTGAAAGACGATTTAATCTATGCGTTTGATGCTGAAGGTGATGCTAAAGCATTGAAAGCGGTTAACTTGACTGATTCAGTTGCTGAGCCTTATATTCGCACACGTGCAAATGTTAAAGCTGGATTCTATCATACAAACCCTGAGCAAATCGCTGTTTGGGCTGCTTGTTTTGACTAATCATTAATTAATAAATAGATTTAAGGGGTGGGGATAACCTCACCCTTTTTTTGTAAAACATAAAAAAATATAAAAATATGTCGTGTGAAGCATTAGAAGGAATTGTAAAGTCGTGTGACAACAATTCAGGTGGTATCTACAAAGTGTGGATAAACCAACAAGATGAAATAGATGAAATTAGTTTAGACCCAACTTTAACTTGGACAATTGATGGAATAACTTTAGTAACACCAACAAACTTTACTGAGTTTGAAATTAGAAGAAATACAGGTTCGTACACCGAAGAGGCTGCAATCGACCTTGTGAATGGTTCTTCTTATTACACTCAAACAATTACGTTGATGTTCCATAGACGTGACCAATCAAAGTCACAAGCTATTAAAGTATTAGGAGCAGGTCAACAATACTTAGCTGTTATAGTTCAAGATGCTAACGGTAAGTATTGGTACTTCCCATTTGTTCAATTAACTGGAGCTGCTGAAGGTTCAGGGACTGCCCGTGCGGATGGTTCTAAATATTCAGTTACTTTGACTGCTGAAAATGAGTTTTTGGCTTATGAGGTTACTGAAGCGGCTGTTTTAGCAGTTATTTAATTGTAATTTCTCCAAGTAATAAGAGCATCCTTCGGGGTGCTTTTTTTTTAAACAAAAAGACGAACTAACTTAATATAGTTGTGATATACATAAACAAAGACGAAATAAATAATATAGTGTTGACGTTAAGCGAAGTTAGCACATTAACGAATCCGTATTATTTGTTCGTGTTTCAAAACGAAATGAACCCTGAGTCAGACGCAATTTTATTCACTACGGCAGATGTTTCAACGTATCCTGAAAGATTTAATCAGTTTTTGTTGGATGAACCCGTAGATGTTGAATTGGTAAAAGGTCAGTATACATATTCGGTTTATGAATCATTAGTGCCACCAGTAACAATAGAAGATACGACAGGAATCGTAATTGAGGAAGGTCGTATGGTTGTTTCAGGTGCAATTGTTAATTCAATATATGATTAATGGCGTGGTATAATTTTTTCTCTAAACAAAATGAAACAACGTCTGTTGAGGTTGTGGAAGGTTATCATAGTTTTAGCACACCTTTTGCTAAAGTTGGCGGTGCAAATCTCGCATTACCTTATGTAAATGGGCGTTATCAGGTTGCAGGTTACATTCCTTTCGGTCAAGATAACCTTTATCCTGAAATATTAAATCAAATGTATTACACGTCACCTTTACACGGTGCAATTGTAGACTACAAAGTTAACGCAGTAATCGGTGGTGGGTTTAATATCATTACTGATAAACTAAGCAACGAGGCAAAAGTCGAATTATACGCTTTTGAAAACAAGATAAAGTTAAAAAAGATAGCACCTATTGTAACAAAACAGCTTATAATACATTCAAGAGTTTATTTTAAACTATGTTTTAATGATAAAGGTAAGCTAACTAAAATAGAAAACCTATCACCAGAGAAATTAAGACGTTCCCGAGATGGGAAAACTTACTTTATTTGTGAGGATTGGGCGTCGCGAATAGATGTTTTAGAAATTACACCTTACCACCCGTTAAATAAAGAATACGAACAGCTATTTATTTACGAATTACCTTGCATTGGTCAAGATTATTACCCATTGCCGCAGTATTCAAGTGCGTTGAATTTTGCTTTTTTAAGTGGTGAGTTATCATATTTAGCGAAATCAAACATTCAAAACGCTGTTTTCCCGTCTTTTGCTATGATGTTTCCTAAGCGCCCACAAAGCGAAGAGGAAAAGAATGTATTAAGACGAACTATTGACAAACTGAAAGGCGCTGAAAACGCGGGTAAAGCGGTTGCATTCTTTGCTAACTCAGCAGAGCAGATGCCAAAGATTGAAAGTTTACCTACAAATTCAAACGATAAACTTTTTCAAGAGGCTTCAGGATTAAACACCGAGCAAATTTGTTTTGCTCACACTATCGACCCGATATTAATGGGCGTTAGAACTACGGGAAGTTTAGGTTCAGGAAGCGATATTAAACAAGCGTATGTAATCTTTGAAAAGAATGTCGTTAAACCATTACGTGAGATTGTTCAAGATATATTCAATGAATTGTTACATATTGCTAAAGTCGAAGGTGAGTTAGTTATTAATAACTTTCAAATCATTAACGAAACAATTGTTGAAGTAGATGAGGATGCGTCAAAATTAGCTACTCGTTTAAGTTCTTTAAACCCTGAATTATTAGCTAAAGTTTTAGAGAATATGACAGCAGATGAAATTCGTTCTTTAGCATCTTTACCACCTGTTAAACCTGAAACACCAGCATAATGCTTTACTTTATAACAGAAAACTACCTAAAGACGAACACACCTATTACAGCTAATGTAGATGTAACGGATGTAACGCCTTATATAGCTACTCAGGCACAATTAAGAGTTATGCCAATATTAGGAACAACGTTTTTTAATTATATGCTAAACGTGTATAATACACAAACGGCTACAAACGACGAAGAAACGCTAATTAAGTTCATTCAACCGATTGTTGCGTGGCGTTCAGCTGAAGATGCTGTTTTCGGTTTAACATATCAACTTAAAAACAAAGGTCTTCAATTACAAAACGGAGACTTTTCAAGTTCAGTAAGTCAACGTGAGGTTGCTTTTGGTATGGAACACTATGCACAAAAGGCAGCTTTCTTTGAGCAAAGGTTAATTAGATATTTATTAAAAAATAGAAGTCTTTACCCCGAATTTATTTCAACTGAAAACCGCGATACGGATTTAAGACCTATGATTGATTGTCACGGTTGCACTGGATGCTGTCACGGAACTTGCAATTATGAAAATGGTAACGGATATAACACACAAATTTTAATATTGTAATGATTAATTTAACCCAACTTTTAGAAATCATTAAAAAGCAAGGAGCAACAGGAGTTCTTGCCTTATGGTTATGGTATACGCATAGCGAAGTTCAGGAATTAAAACACCGTCTTTACGATTGCTATGGTAAAGGGCGAGTGTCTTTAGTAAAAAAACCAATTGTAGATAGCACATCATTTGCAGTTATACCGAAAGACGAAATAAACGAACAATGAGTTACGACTGGCTAAAAGAAGAGAAATCACCGAGAATATTAGTTCAGGCAGTTAAGCTAATCGGAACTAAAGAAATTGTAGGCAAAGAACACAACCCAACTATTATGTTTTGGGTAAAAGAATTAAAACTTTCAAGTGTTTATAATGCCGATGAGATACCTTGGTGCGGTCTTTTTGTAGCTTATTGTTGTCACGCAGCAGGATTAGATGTAGTTTCTAAGCCATTATGGGCGTTATCGTGGTCTAATTGGGGAACAAGTGTAACTGAGCCAATGTTAGGTGATGTATTGACTTTTAAAAGAGATGGGGGTGGACACGTAGGAATCTATGTTGGTGAAGACGTGACACATTATCACGTGTTAGGAGGCAATCAAGGTAATGCGGTTAGTGTTTCACGCATTGCAAAGAGTAGATTATTTAAAGCACGTAGGACTGAATGGAAAATAGCGCAACCAGCAAACGTTCGTAAAGTGCATTTAGCAGCTAAAGGAGTAATAACAACAAACGAAAAATAAAATGGCAAAGAAAAAAAAGGTAGATGTTGAAATTCAGGTGAACGATGCATCTTTAGAAATCAAAAAAGACGAAACTATTAACGAAGTAAAGTTAGATACTAAGAATTTAGACATCGAAGTTACAAAAACGGAAGACCAAGTCAAGGTGAAAGTTGATGCAGAGAAACCGATATTGAATTTTGTAGGAAAAATTTTAGGTAGATACATTTCAAAGAAATTAAAATAGTATATTTGCATTGCTTATTTCATAATTTGATGAGTTAATTGTTGATTTAACCCTTACTTCGGTAGGGGTTTTTTCATTTAGTAAAAAAATATTTTGTTAAAAATGTAACCTTATATTAAAAAGTATAGTATATTTGTCAAAACAATTAAATTTTAAACTATGAAAAAACACATTTACGACTTGTTAGACCAAGTTACACCTGCAAACGATGAGCATAAAGACATTTTAAGGTGCTTTTTAGGCTTTTTCCCGCTACTTCTTGTAACGATTGGTGCATTGTATTCACTTTTAATTTTTATGCGATGAGAACGAAGAAAAACACGAAGCCAACTTTTCTTGAAATAATTAACTATTGGCACGACCAAAAGAAAAAAAATTTAGGTAGGTTTAACATTGAACTTTATATGCGTATTTGTGAGGCTAAAGCATATAATGTTAGATTTGATGAAAACAATAATATGATAAGAATATGAAAACAGCAG